TTCCCTTACAAAATTTGCAAAGAAAAACTTGCAGGGAAAAATTTGTTTCAGCCCCTATGTTGTTATAGAAGTTGGAGTTGACGGGGAGGTGGGACTTTGTGACTGCAAGGCCTGGCTGCCAAGTTCGGTGGGGAATTTATTTGAACAAACTCTTCCGGAGATTTTATCAAACAATCTCAGTCAAGCAATAAGACAAAGCATTGCTGATGGCAGCTATGAATACTGCAACGAATCTAGATGCGGTGTAATAAATGACGGACAACTAGTTGATAGTGCCGGGCTTGACAACCCTGTTTTATTAAATTTAATAAACGATTCCAGTCAATGGATCATGCCCAGAGAGATTTGGATTGCCGGGGATAGAACCTGCAATCTCAGTTGCCCCAGTTGTAGAACCAAGGTGATTAAAAATTCCCCCAAAGATACAAAAAAATTAGAAGAGCTGGGGCTAATACTAAAAAACAATTTGTTTGCTCAACCCAGCGACGAAAAAATAACATTGAATATCAGCACTACAGGTGAAGTATTTGCCAGCCCCATGTTAATGGCATTCCTTAATGACATTGATGTTGTTGATTTTCCAAATATATCCCTGCATGTACAAACAAATGGACTCATGGCTGAAAAGAACTGGCATAGACTGGGTGCACTGCAAGATCGAGTCAAGAAGATAACAGTCACAGTTGATGCTGCCACAGCCGACACCTATGAAAAATTGCGTCGTGGGGGCCGCTGGTCAGACCTACAACAGGCCTTGACATGGATTGCTAATAAAAAAACAGAAAATAACATGGAAATTAATTTACGCATGGTGTTGCAACGTGACAATTATTGTGAAATTACACCCTTCTATAGCATGTGTAAATCAGCCGGTGCCGACTTGGTAGAGTACACAAGGATCCTAAACTGGAATACATTTGCCAACCAGGAATTCAAAGCTGTTGATGTATTTGAGCTTGGGCATCCCGAATACCAAAAAGCCTGGCAACAACTGGACCAGGTGGCAGATTTTCCAGATGTATTTTTACACGGCGGTCTGGTAAAGTCTGTGTAGACAGCCATTGACCCAACAACATAACTGTGCTATACTAGCACACTACAGGAGAACTACATGGACACCAAGTCATTTAACGGTGAGCAAAAGCTCAAACTCACACAAATCATCAACGAAGGCATGCAAGTCATGCACGAAGTTGAAACACTCAACGCTGGTCTCAATGACACCATCAAGGCCATTGCCGAGGAAATGGAAATCAAACCTGCTGTGCTTAAAAAGGCAATTCGAATTGCACACAAGGCCGAGTTTGGCAAGGCCAAGCAAGACCATGAATTGTTAGAAACAATTCTAGAAACTGTTGGCAAAACTCTATAAGTATACACGAGTCGCTCACGTTAAGAGCATGTACAACGGCTAACCGGCCACAAGCGGAGGAATAAATTTGAGTTATGTTGACGCACTTTTTGATCGTGAACACGATCGTATACATATTGTAGAGCGCCGCAATGGCGTTCGTACGTACCAAGAGTACCCGGCCAATTATATTTTTTACTACGACGATCCACGTGGTAAATTTCAAAGCATTTATGGCACACCAGTGTCAAGATTTAGCACACGCAACAACAAAGAGTTTCGCAAGGAAATTCGAATTCAGTCGGGCAAACAGCTTTATGAAAGCGACATCAATCCCATCTTTCGTTGTCTAGAAGAAAACTACAAAGATCAGGATGCGCCAGAATTACACACTGCGTTTTTTGACATTGAAGTGGACTTTGATAAAGAGCGAGGATTCTCGCCAGTTGAAGATCCATTCAATCCCATCACAGCCATCTCAGTTTACCTAGATTGGCTGGACCAACTAGTTACCCTGGCTGTACCTCCGCGTGGATTGACCTGGGAAACGGCACAAGAACTTGTCAAGGACTTTGACAACACCATCTTGTTTGATCGAGAAGAGGACATGATCAAAACATTTCTTGACTTGATTGACGACGCTGATGTGCTGAGTGGCTGGAACTCAGAAGGCTATGATATTCCCTACACCATCAATCGGTGTATTAGAGTATTGAGCAAAGATGATACTCGCAAGTTTTGCCTCTGGGGACAACTGCCCAAAAAGAGATTGTTTGAACGATTTGGTGCCGAGAAGGAAACTTATGACTTGGTGGGTCGTGTGCACATGGACTATATGCAACTGTATCGCAAATACACTTACGAAGAACGCCACAGTTATAGTTTGGATGCCATTGGTGAATATGAACTCAATGAGCGCAAGACACAGTTTGAAGGCACACTGGATCAGTTGTATAATCAACACTTTAAAAAGTTTATTGAATACAACCGACAAGATACATTGTTATTGCACAAACTGGATCGTAAACTACAGTTCTTGAGTCTAGCTTGTGAACTAGCCCATGCCAACACTGTGCTACTACAGACCACAATGGGTGCTGTGGCAGTGACCGAGCAGGCTATTATCAATGAAGCACACGAACGTGGCATGGTTGTTCCCAATCGCAAGCAACGTCTCACAGATGACGACACACAGGCCGCAGGTGCTTATGTTGCCTATCCCAAGAAGGGCTTGCATGATTGGATTGGATCAGTTGACATTAACTCCTTGTATCCGTCTGCGATTCGTGCCATGAACATGGGACCAGAAACTGTGGTGGGACAACTGCGTCCCATAATGACTGATCGATATATTAAAACTAAAATTGCTGACGGAGCAAGTTTTGCGGCTGCCTGGGAGGGCCTGTTTGGCAGTTTGGAATACACTGCTGTGATGGATCAGCAACGTGGCACTGAGATCACCATTGACTGGCAAAATGGTGAAGAAAGTGTGCACAGTGCCGCTGAAATTTGGCAACTAATTTTTGACAGTAATCATCCTTGGATTCTCAGTGCCAACGGTACCATAATGACTTATGAGAAGAAGGGTATCATTCCCGGCTTGTTAGAACGTTGGTACAGCGAGCGTAAAGAACTGCAGGCCAAGAAAAAAACAGCCAAGGACAAAAAAGAAGAAGCTTTCTGGGACAAGCGACAACTGGTCAAGAAGATTAACTTGAATTCGTTGTATGGTGCTATTTTGAATTCAGGTTGCAGGTTCTTTGATCACAGAATCGGTCAGTCAACTACTTTAACTGGTCGTGCTATTGCTCGTCACATGGATGCACACATTAACGAATGCATCACAGGCAAGTACGATCACACAGGCGAAGCTATCATCTATGGTGACACAGACTCCTGCTACTTTACTGCCTGGCCGGCACTGAAAAAGGAAGTGGCGGAAGGTCGCATGGAGTGGTCAAAAGAAACTGCAATTGCGCTGTATGACTCAATTGCCGAACAAGTTAATGATAGTTTTCCGGGCTTTATGGAACAAGCATTCCACTGCCCAAGAGAAATGGGTGCGTTGATTGCGGCAGGTCGAGAACTGGTTGCTGATCGCGGATTGTTTATTACAAAAAAACGCTATGCTGTAAACATCATTGACCTTGAGGGCAAGCGGCTAGATGTCGAAGGCAAGCAAGGCAAGACCAAGGCCATGGGCTTGGATTTGAAGCGCAGTGATACTCCCAAGGTTATTCAAGACTTTTTGTTGGAAATTCTAAATACTGTGTTGGCCGGGGTTCAACGAGATGCCATTATTGAACGCATTCGTGAATTCAAATATGAATTTGCAGAACGTCCAGGATGGGAGAAAGGTAGTCCCAAACGTGTCAACAACTTGACCAAGTATGCAGCCGAAGAAGCCAGACTTGGAAAAGCCAACATGCCCGGGCATGTCAGGGCCGCACTAAACTGGAATCAAATGCGCAAGATGAACGGTGACAACTATAGTATGCAGATCGTAGATGGCATGAAGACCATTGTATGCAAGCTCAAAGGCAATGCCCTGGGCTGGACCAGCATTGGCTATCCCACAGATGAGCAACGTCTGCCTGCTTGGTTTACTGAACTGCCGTTTGATGATGGACTCATGGAAGCAACTGTTGTGGACCAAAAGGTTGACAACTTGCTGGGTGTGCTAGAGTGGGACTTGGCAGCAGCCACCAACACAGAAAACACATTTCAAACGTTATTTGAATTCACATGAAAATCAGCGAACTAGTAAATTATCTTGAAGAACTAGACAAGTTTGATGTTGACCAAAGTCAACTAGCCTTGCGACAAACCATGACTCCGGTAATTCATCAGATATTGTCAAGTACAATGCAGTTTGACAGTCTGGCCGAAAGTGTCAATCAACAATTTTTTGATTTAACTGACCGTGTCAATCATTTTGCCAACACCGTGGACTCGGTCAAACAGGCAGTGAAAGCTGCCATTCAGCAATTGGAGCCAGCGTATTTTGCCAATAGTGCCTCGTTGTACCAAGACATGCGTGGCGACACTGTGGAGTGGATACTTTCTAGAAAACTATCACTGACTCCAGAATCAGAAAAATTTATTGTAGACCGACTGCTACGATGCACAGATTGGCGCTGGCCAGGACTGATAATTAGGCCAGGGCAAGAGAATTGGATTGACCACCTAGTAGGATTGGATCCGTTATATCTAGTAGATCAACAGCCCGAACTGTTGGCACCGGCTGTGTCAAAATTTAACGGCTTCTACCAGCGCAGATTGCGAAAGTACATTGCTCCAGAATACACCAGTGATCCGTTGCTGGAATCAATTCCTGACAATCAGATTGGATTCTGTTTTGTTTACAACTTTTTTAATTTCAAGCCAGTCAACATAATACACAGTTACCTAGAAGAAATTTATCAAAAACTAAGACCAGGTGGCGTAGTTATTTTTACCTACAATGACTGCGACAGAACCGGTGGGGTTAGAAACGCTGAGAATTTTTACAACTGTTACACCCCTGGTCGTAGTATTCAAGCCATGCTTGACGAATTAGGCTATAAGATACTTGTCAAACATCACATTGATGCGGCAAACACTTGGATCGAAGTCAAAAAGCCCGGAGACCTAGTAACCATGCGTGGTGGCCAGGTGTTAGCCGAAATACTTGCTTACTAACAAGCTTGCCTATATAATACAATTAAAGGAGAACGTATGAGAGATCATTTACTTGACCTAGTAGGTCACACACACGATTTAGGTTGCATCAGCCTGGTCAAAATTACTGGCACTGACAGTGAAACTACCATTGATGGTTTGGCCGAGGACCGTAGCGTTGTTGTGCAAGGACAGTTTGCTGGCCCAGTGTCAGATTTTATTGGTGTATTTGGTATGCCAAATTTGGACAAACTCAAAATTCTATTGGGTTTACAAGAGTATCGAGAAGATGCTAAAATCACAGTTACCCGACAAAATCGCAACAATGTTGATGTTCCAGTGGGACTACATTTTGAAAACAAAATTGGTGACTTTAAAAACGACTATCGTTTTATGACCAGCGAGATTGTTTCTGAAAAGCTTAAAACTGCCAAGTTCAAAGGAGTGAATTGGCACATTGAGTTTGAACCAACAGTTGCCAGCATACAACGACTCAAGATGCAGGCACAAGCCAACAGCGAAGAGCCAAACTTTACAGTGCGAATTGACAATGGCGATTTAAAATTTAGTTTTGGTGACCATTCAACACATGCCGGTGAGTTTGTGTTTTATCCCAGCGTAACTGGAACATTGAAGCGCAGTTGGGCCTGGCCAGTGTCGCAGGTGATGTCAATACTTTCATTGGTGGGTGACAAAACTATGCGAATCAGTGATGATGGTGCCATGCAGATCACAGTCAAATCTGGCATTGCTGAGTACAACTATATCTTGCCGGCACAAAGCAAATAAGGTACACAATGAAGTGGTTTTTAAATATGATGGAGCGTCTAGGACGCAAACGTATTGTAATGGACAGAGTCAACAACGAGCCATACCTTGAACGCTATTATGTTTTCCTCAAGGATAGAAATCGCTTCCCATTTAATGTGTTCCTGCACAAATTTCTTAGGTCAGATCCTGATGACGTACACGATCATCCATGGTCTTACGCTACTGTAATTTTAAAAGGCGGTTATTATGAATGGACTCCTAACTTTGATGCACAAGGTGCCAAGATCAGTGAAACACAGCATTGGCGTGGTCCTGGGCACTTCCGTATTTGCCCTGCTAATAGCTATCACCGTGTTGAGCTTAAAGAAGGAACAGACTGCTGGACCTTGTTCATGCCTGGCCCACAACGTAGAGAATGGGGTTTCTTAGTAAACAATACATGGGTACAGTGGGAACAGTATCTAGCAAATAGAAAGATAAAAGTATGAAATGGTTTGATCGATGGTTTACCAACAAATGCAAACAAGCATTGGGCATTGAGGATGATACTCGTGAAGAAGATGCCTATGTGACTCCTATGACCAGTTCAAAACAAAGTAGACGAAACAGCCTTGCCAGGGTCCGAGATGACAACGACTTGCCCGAAGGAGGCCTAAATATTCAGGTAAAATCTGCACTTGGTGGTAAGATTATCATCTTCCGTAACTATGACGAGCGCAATGATCGTAACATTTATACTACATATCTAATCCACGAT